AGATCGACTGCTCGGCGCGGTCAAAAACATGGCTGACCTGCCAGACAAAAACAAGGTCAACATCAGGGGCAAGCTATACGCCGAAGTGCATACGCGAGTACAGGCGTTTCGGGAAGCCTATGGAGAAGATGGCAGAATTATTTCTACGATTCATGTGGTCGATGAAACAAAGGTATTGGCTGAAACAACTATTAGTGTATTTGTAAATGGTGCATGGCGCGTTATTGCCAATGATTTTGCCGAGGAGTTCCGAGGTAGTGGGCCAGTTAATTCGACTTCGTGTGTCGAAAACACACTTACAAGTTCGATTGGGCGCAGTTTGTCTGCCTGTGGCCTCGGCGGCGGCAACTACGCTTCCTTTGATGAAGTGCATCATGCGATCAACGAAAAAGCGAAAGCTCCTGCACCTAAAAAAACCACCCCGCCTGTAAGCAAAGTCAAACCAGCAGCGGCGGTAATTATTAGCGGCCAAAAATGGACGCTTGAGGACAGAATGATGACGATAGAAAAGAAAATTGACGTTGACGTTGACGTGACACTGGACACCATCAAGGAGGTGCTGGAGTTCATCTACGTCACCATCGTGATGTTTGCCCTGCCGCCGGAAGGCACTCCAGCCAAAGCTGGAGACCCCAAGACGGCTGCCGGGTGGATCGAGGAATTCACCAAACGCAACCGCAAGACCTTGCTTGAACTGTATAACCGCGGTTACCAGAACGAAATCAAAGCGTTCAATGAGCGCATCGAGCCTCTGAGACAAATGTCTGTCGAAGAGTTAAGACAACTGCAACACACCTATCAAACCACAGGAGAAACCACCGATGGATAAATTCCCTAGCAGTAATCAGGGCGGCATCTGGCGCAACAAGGATGCCACCACCAGCAATCGGCAACCCCCTTACAGGGGCCATATCGTCGTAACGGAAGACATGCTGAAAACGCTTATCGTGCTGTTGCGCAACAACGCTTTCCCGCAGGACGGCCAGAACCCGGACGAAGGACCGCGCATCAACTTGAGCGCGTGGTTGAACACGGCCAAGGAAGACGGCAGCAAGTATTTCAGGATTGCAAGTTCGGTGTACTACGGCAACGAACACAACCATTTGTTTGAGGAAGGCGACGTTGCACAAACAACCACGGTCACGGCCCCTGAAGCCACAACAGAAGCAGCCGATACCGATTTCCCCTTCTGACTTGCGGCAATGGGAATGCGTCCGTTGCGGCGCAATCTGGTCGGATCGTGCGGGAGAGCGGGGGCATGTGTTCCAGCAAAACGGCTGTCTGACCTGCAACTCAATATATTGGCGGGAGGTTAGCGATGGAAAGGTTACCTGAAACCCATTTCGATGGGCCGGATTATCAGCCCGAACTGGATTTCAGTCGGCTGACGGGACAGATCAAGCGGATATTCATGCTGATGTCCGACAGGGAATGGCGCACTTTGGCTGAGATTGCGAGCGCGACTCACGCCCCTTCGCCTTCGGTCTCTGCTCAATTACGCCACTTGCGTAAACCGCGGTTTGGCGCTCACACGGTCGAGCGTAGACGGCGTGGAAACGCTGGGCGAGGGCTTTACGAATACAGGCTTTTGCCTAAGACCCGATGAGTGATGACCCGCCATTTGCGCCACCGAGCATTGATCGTAACATCCCGCTGCCGCCGCGACGATTCCATGCCGGTCACCCGTTCGGCTTGCTGCGTAAGCTGGAACCCGGCGACAGTATTTTTTTTCGCGGCGTGTTGCCTAGCACACACGCTTATCGTGTGTTGTCGAACAGAATGGCCTACCTGAAACGAATGCACGGCTCGATGCTGACCATGCGTTCGGTGGTTGAAGGTGGCTCACGGGGGGTAAGAGTATGGAGGAGAGCATGATTGAACGATCCTTGGTAGCAGAATTGAAGCAAAGCCGTATCGATGCTGTTCAAAAAATTCTTGATCGGCCCACGTTGCCAGACGATATGCGGGCATACTGGGCAGATGTTTTGGAAGCGGTCCAGACTGATTTCTTTTTTGAGCTTCCTGTATCGTCTGAGCTACACGAAGTGGCGGCTGCAAAGCCAGAAGATTTGATCGCGTTTTGGGAGGAGGATCGTTGAAAATGTACTGGCTCAATCCTCCAGAAAAAAAGCGTAAGGAAGTACCGCCTTCGACAGTGAGCGGTATAGGTAGTGCCGCTAGGATCAGGTCTATTAAAAGACAACGATACGAAGAAATTGAAAAACTTTTAAGGGATTGGAAACCTATTAATCTGTTCGCCGAATACGAGAAAGAGATCGATGAGTTGAAAAAAACCCTCGATGAATTGATCGAAGCGTATGAGATGATGAGTTACTCAGATACAGGCAATCATCAGAAAGAATTCAATGACGTTCTGCACAGGGCAAAAAAACTAATCGATTATTAAATTATTTAGCTGATGGGGATCAATAGTGCAATGTTCCTGCGGGGGTGAAACCAAGGACCACAAGGTCCAAAGGGATTTGAAAGTTGTCGGAGAATATGTGCGTTGCAAGGCTTGCGGGCGCATCCATTGGCTCTGGGCTGGCCCTGAAATAGATCGAAAAAAAACGCCAATGGCACCAGTGTTCATAGGAAAAAGCATTAAATGATGACCGTGCTTGACTTGTTTTCAGGCATCGGCGGCTTTAGCCTTGGCTTGGAACGTGCTGGGATGGAGACAGTGGCATTTTGCGAGACTGATCCGTTCTGTCGCAAGGTACTTGCAAAGCACTGGCCTGATGTACCGATTCACGACAATATTGAGGAATTAGATGGACGACAATACAGAGGGGCAACTCAGCTTGTTTGCGGTGGATTTCCTTGCCAACCATTCAGTGTCGCCGGGAACCAGCGAGGCTCGGAAGATGACCGCGCACTCTGGCCTGAAATGCTACGAGTCATACGGGAGGTGGAGTCAGCTTGGGTCGTTGGCGAAAATGTTAGTGGCATCATCAACATGGAACTCGACACGGTGCTTTCTGACTTGGAAGATTCGGGTTACGCCACACAATCGTTTGTTGTTCCAGCTTGCGCCGTCGATGCCCCGCACAGGCGGGATCGAGTCTGGATTGTGGCAAACGCCAAACGCCAGCGAGGATCGAGCCGAGGCGTACACAATAGCAACATCCTACAAACACGCCATGACGAGCAAACTCGCAGAACGCCATCAAATCCATCTTTCCCAACAGGTGCGAGATCCTCGTCTGTGGCCGACGCCCATGAGCCACGAAGCGAGACTCGGCTATCAAGACAGGAGCCGAGGGAAAAAGGGTTCACAGGAAAGTTTAACGACAAAAGTGATAAACGAGGCGGGGGAACGTCAGAAGGTTCATGGTCAACTCAATCCAGCGTTTGTAGAGTTCCTGATGGGGTTTCCAGATGGCTGGACGAACCTGGAGGAATCCCAAGAGTGATCAATGGATGCCCTGATCGCACACCGCGTCTGAAGTCGCTCGGTAATGCTGTCGTGCCACAGGTGGTTGAGGCTTTAGGCAGATTTATTCTTGATGAAGAAATGAAAGAATCCTAAAAGTCAACCCTTTAGGATTTTCTTTCAAATGTACGAATTGTAAAAACGGGGATACGGCCCAGAGTGTGGTCCCCGCACGAACCACGCTGGGCACTTTTTAGTTACGCAATGTATAAACCTCTAACCGTTCCTCTTTACCTTTAACTTGAATTGAATCCAAATATTTCACCAACTCAGGCACAGCTTTGGCTGTCGCCTCGCCAATCAAAACATCTTCGGAATACTTTCTTGAACTGCTTTCCAAGCGAGCAGCCACGTTCACGCTATCCCCGATAGCTGAGTAATCGAAACGCTGCTTGCCCCCCATATTTCCCACGACTGCTGGCCCAGTGTTAAGCCCGACACCAATGCCTAATTTTGGTAATCCCTCAAGTTCAAGTTCCTCATTGAGATGTTCAAGCGCGACCAGCATCATGGCAGCACAAGTCACAGCCCTTTCCTCATGGTCGGGACAATCCACAGGTGAGTTCCAGAACGCCATCACACAATCGCCCATGTACTTGTCTATGGTGCCATCGAGGGACAGCACCACATCGGTTAAGGCAGACAGCAAACGGTTGATGAGGGTGACAAGTCCCTGCGGATCGTTGTTGTTTTTGAAATGCTCCGAGATAGGGGTGAAGCCAACGATATCACAAAACAGAAAACTCATGGTCTTGGTATCGCCGCCGAGCTTCATCAAGGATGGATCGTCCACCAATTGCTGAACCAGCTTGGGGCTGACATACGTTCCAAACATCCCCTTGATCTGCAATTTCTGGCGATATTCACTGATCATTCTCTGAGCTACACCCGTTCCACCGATTGTGAGGCTAGAAAGTACCGGAAATGCAGCATCAACCAGAATGCCTAAACTTAGATAGCCCCAGACGCTGGCAGAGGCCGCTAGAGCGCCGATCCCAATGACCCCTACTGGTACAACCAAAACAGGCAAATAACGCACTGACCACGCTGTGAAAAGGCCAAAAATCAGGACAACCAATATTTCAGCACCCAGCGCCCAGTCCGGGCGTACCGGCGACGTGCCGTTCAGCAGGGTCTCAAACAGGTTTGCTTGAACCTGATGCGGATGCATCCCAAGTCTTGGGGTTGAAACAACAGGGGAAACCCCGGCTGCGGTAGCCCC